TACCATCGCTGAACGCTATCGCGGCTATGACGCCAGCGGCACAAAAAAGGCGGGCGAAATCGAGGCCAGCGCCGACGAGTACTGGCGCGATGCACGATTCAGTATCAGCCGCATCGCCGGTAAGCCCGGCTGCATTGTGGATCTGCTCTGATGATCGTTTACGCACAGCAGGGCGATACCGTTGACGAAATCTGTCAGCGCTATTACGGGCGAACCGGCGAGGCCGTTGAGCTGGTTTACGCGGCTAATCCGGGCCTGGCCGAAAGCGGGCCGGTGCTGCCGCACGGCTGCGAGGTGACGCTGCCTGAGCTGCCGGAATCATCAGCAGGCGAAACCGTTAACCTGTGGGACTAAAAATGGAAAAAATCAGCTCTGCGATCAACTACCTGGTTGGCCTCATCCTGATGTGGCTCGGCCGTCATACGCCGCAGGATATCGCCTTTATGGTCGGTTCCGGCGTGGCCGTCATCACGCTTATCACTAACGTTGCGACGTTCTTTATCAACTGGCATTACCGCCGTAAAACCTACGAGCTGCAGCGCCTGCGGGGGGTGAGCCTTGAGCCAGACCGTTAAACGCTGCGCCGTGGTGGCCGTGCTGGCGATTGCTGCGCTGCTGCCTCAGTTCAAAACCCTGAAAACGTCCGAGGCCGGGCTTGCGCTCATCGCCAACGCCGAGGGGTGCCGCACCTCGCCCTATCAGTGCAGCGCCGGAGTCTGGACGAACGGCATCGGTCACACAGAGGGCGTGACGCCGCAAAGCCAGGTCAGCGAGCGACAGGCGGCGGTCAATCTTGTGTATGACGTGATGCGCGTCGAGCGCGGGATCGATGCCTGTATGTCGGCTGAGATGCCACAGCCGGTCTATGACACGGCCGTTTCATTCGCCTTTAACGTCGGCGTGCGCGCGGCCTGCAGCTCGACCTTTGCCCGTTACATCAGGCTGCAGCACTGGCTTGATGCCTGTAACGAGTTGCGGCGCTGGGTGTTTGTTAAGGGCGTAAAAAATCGCGGGCTGGAAAACCGCCGCGCAAATGAGACAGCCTACTGCCTGCGGGGTGTGTCATGACGCGCCTGATAGCTCTGCTTCTGGCCGTGGCTCTGCTGGCGCTGGGCGTAACCGGCTGGCAGTGGAAAGAAGCCAAAGACGACCTGACCAGCGCACAGCGCATTATCGGCACGCTGTCAGCCGGTATCGAGAGCCGCGACAGGGCAATAGCCCGGCTGGATGCCGATGTGAGGGCCAGCCAGAAGCGTGAGGCCGAGCTGCGGCTGATGCAGGGGCGCGCCAGCACGGCCGCGCTTAACCGTGAAATGACCATACAGAGAGAAACCGATGCAAATCCGATACTGCGTGACTGGTCTGCTGCTGCTTTGCCTGACGATGTTATCCGGCTGCACGCCCGCCCGGCCTTCGCCAGCGCCAGAGATTATCTGGATTGGGTGTCCGCGCGTGACAAGCTGCCCGGTGCCGGGAAACAGCCTTAAAACTGCTGGCGATCTGGCGGCTGACAATCGTCAGCTTGAGGCCGCACTCGCCGCCTGCGGGCTACAGGTCGAAATAATCAAAGACTGCCAGGAACAACACGATGCTGAAACCACAACAACTGCGCCAGGCGCTGACCGACAGCGTGCCGGAGCTGCAGCGAAACCCTGACGCACTGAACGTGTTTATCGACAGCGGGCGCATCGTCTCGACGCTTGCCAGCTCGCTGTCGTTTGAATACCAGTACCGGCTTAACATGGTCATTACCGACTACGCCGGTAACATCGACCTGCTGATCGTGCCGCTGCTTGCCTGGCTGCGAACGAATGAACCCGACATTATGGCAACCGAGGAAAAACGCCGGACGGGCTTTACCTTTCAGGCGGATGTTATCAGCGACACGGCCAGCGATATCAGCATTGAGCTGCAGCTGAGCGAGCGCGTGGTCGTGAAGCAGGCCGACGACGGGCTGCACGTGACCCACGTCGGCGAGAACCCGCTGCCGGAGAATGACGCGCGGCCGGTGCAGCTTTACGTTAAAGGCGAGCTGGTCAGCGAGTTACAGACATGAGCGAGCTGCAGCTGGTAAATGACCGTCTGGAGGCGCTTATCAACAGCCTGTCAGCCCCGGCGCGTAAAGAAATGGCGCGCAGTATTGGCCGCAAGCTGCGCGCGAGTCAGCAGCAGAACATCAAGCGCCAGCAGGCACCTGACGGCACGCCGTTTAAGCCCCGCAAAGCGCAGCCGGTGCGCAGCAAAAAGGGCCGGATAAAGCGCGAGATGTTCGCAAAGCTGCGCACGGATAAGTACATGAAGACGCAGGCCAGCCCGAATGAGGCCGTGATCGAGTTTGCGGGTAGCGTGCAGCGCATGGCCCGCGTACATCATTACGGGCTGCGGGATCGGCCGTCGCGTAAAGGTAAGGAAGTGCAGTATGATTCCCGGCCTCTTTTAGGTATTAGCGAAAGAGATTTGAAAATGCTGGAAGAAACTATTTTAAATACATTATCAAGCTCGTAATGAATATGTGTCTAAAATTTGTTGTGCAATTCCGCCATAGCCTGGAAATATCTTTGAAGTTCCGTATCCGTGATCCTCTAGGGCGATATATGTAACTCTTGCAAGGTGGCACGGGAAAGTGACTTTAATGAAAAAAGGTTCGTCGGAAATCTTAAAAGCTAGTTCGTCATAATAACTTTTAAGTATTATATCTAATGGGCGACGATCAACTAACGTACCCATATCTTCACCATTAGGCATCTTCGGGGTCACAGGTAGGTGTGTAAATAGTCCTTTTTGAGCATTTAGGTTAGGGTTATCAAAGTAGGGAGGTGTGACAAACCTGATGTTAGGCTGGAGATAAGTAAACAAGGGAGATGTTACTAAGTTTTTGTTGAGGCACCATATGCATAATCTGCCGCTTTTGTTAATAGCGCCTTTTAAAGCAAAGTGTAATGCAACAAAAGGATCATAAGTCCAGTCAAGCAATCTGGTGGGTATTTTATAATGTTGAGCAAGAGCTGCTATCTCATCTAACTCGCGAGGTATCCATTCAATATTTCCTGATAGAACGTTAATTACATTAGGATCGAAATCAGAAGCAAGATTGTCTCTGAAAAAATTAGAGCTTGGTACTCTAAGTCCATTTCTATCACACATGATATAAAAATCACGCAATCTTAAGTATTCAACTTGCAGTTGCATATACTCTAAATCATATTGTCCATCATCATCTGTATTGGTTTTATACATCTCATTAATTCTTTTCTTCTCATCATATCTCAACGCATTTGGGATAAGATCCCAATTTGCATCTGAATGGCCGCGAAAAACATAGCCCTTTATCTTGTTATTCCATGGCAAAAAATAATTGAGAAAGTCTGTGGGGTTTTCAATGTCGATTTGCTGATGAAACATTCTTTATTCCTTGTGAAGAGTTTGCCTGTAGACCAGAGGACATCTATTCATTGTTTCACTGGTGCCAATTTTCCACAATCTGCTCTATGAACAATTCAGATCAAATTTTTGAAATCCAGCGCCTGCTGCGCAACCTGATTCGCATTGGAACTGTGTCGGCCGTCAATCTCGACGGCGGGCAGTGCCGTGTCGATACGGGAAAAAATACGACCGGCTGGCTGCACTGGCTGAGCGCCCGCGCGGGTAAAACCCGCTCCTGGAATGCGCCGTCAGTGGGTGAGCAGGTGCTTATTCTTTGCCTCGGCGGCGAACTCGATACCGGCTTTGTACTGCCGGGCATTTTCTCGGATGACAATCCGGCTCCGTCTGCCTCGGCCGATGCACTGCACTGGTCATTTCCCGACGGCGCGGTGATTGAGTACGAGCCAGAAAATGGAGCGCTGACTGCAACCGGCATACAGACGGCAACCATCAAAGCGGCGGTAAAAATCCTGTTCGACTCGCCGGAAGTGGAATGCACAACGCTGCTTAAAACAGCGCAGCTGGAAGTCACTAAGGGCGGCACGATGAAAGGCGACGTGACGCATACCGACGGCAACCTTTCCTCAAACGGCAAGGTACTGCACAAGCATAAGCACCCTGGTGACAGCGGCGGCCAGACGGGGGAACCGATATGACAACTGCAAAATATATCGGCATGAACAGGGAAACCGGCGTCGCGCTGACCGACCTCGATCATATCCGGCAGTCAGTGCGCGACATTCTGCTGACTCCTGTCGGCACCAGGGTGATGCGTCGCCAGTATGGCTCGCTTTTATCCGCTCTGATTGGCCAGCCGCAAAACGAGGCGCTGCGCCTGCAGATTATGTCGGCCTGCTATCTGGCGATCCTGAGGTGGGAGCCGCGGGTAAAGCTGACAGCCATCAGCTTTGAGTCGTATATCAATGGCGCAATGGTGGTTGAGCTGTCCGGCAACCGCACCGACAGCGCGCAGCCTTTTTCCTTAACCGTTCCTGTGAGCTGAGACTATGGCAACTATCGACCTGAGCCAGCTGCCCGCGCCTGATGTGGTGGAGCCGCTGGACTATGAAAGCCTGCTGGCCGAGCGAAAGGCGACGCTGATTTCCCTTTACCCGGCCGATAAGCAGGACGCTATCGCCCGCACGCTGACGCTTGAATCAGAGCCCATCGTCAAGCTGCTGCAGGAAAACGCTTATCGCGAGCTGATCCTGCGCCAGCGCATCAACGAGGCGGGGCAGGCGGTAATGGTGGCGTATGCACTGGACGGCGACCTTGACCAGCTCGGCGCAAACAATGGCGTAACCCGCCTGACGATTACCCCGGCCGACGATACGACCATTCCGCCGACCGCTGCCGTTATGGAAAGTAACGACGATTTCCGGCTGCGCATCGCCTCAGCCTTTGAGGGAATGAGCGTGGCCGGGCCGACCGGCGCGTATGAGTATCACGCCAGAAGCGCCGACGGCCGGGTAGCCGATGCGTCAGCTATCAGCCCGTCACCCGCCGTTGTCACTGTGACAGTGCTCGCCCGCGAGGGCAACGGCGCAGCGACAGACGATCTGCTGGCCGTGGTTAACGCTGCGCTCAATGACGAGGACGTGCGCCCGGTTGCCGACCGGGTGAGCGTGCAGTCAGCAAAGATTGTTGAATACGAAATCACGGCCGAGCTGTACCTCTATCCGGGTCCGGAAGCGGAGCCAGTCCGCGCCGCCTCTGAGGCAAAGCTCGCCGCCTACATCAGCGCGCAGAAGCGCCTCGGCCGCGACATTCGCCTGTCTGCGCTGTATGCCGCCATGCACGTTGAGGGCGTACAGCGCGTCAACCTTATCAAGCCTTCTGCTGACGTGGTGCTCGACAAAACGCAGGCCGCTTACTGCACAGGCTACACGCTGACGGTGGGAGGATCGGATGAGTGATCGCCTGGTGCCGACCGGCTCGTCAGCGCTTGAGGTTGCTGCCGCCGAGGCGCTGGCAAGCCCCGGAGCTATGAGCGTGCCGCTGCGCCAGTTATGGAACCCGCAAACCTGCCCGGTGGCACTTCTTCCTTATCTGGCGTGGGCGTGGTCGGTTGACCGCTGGGATTCGGCCTGGCCGGAATCGACAAAGCGCGCCGTGGTGTCGGCCTCGCAGTACGTGCACCGGCACAAAGGCACGATAGGCGCCATCCGCCGCGTCGTTGAGCCGCTGGGCTATCTCATCAGAATCATTGAGTGGTGGAAAACCAACGAAGCGCCAGGCACGTTCCGGCTTGATGTAGGCGTGCTGGATACCGGCATTACGGAGGAAATGTATAACGAGCTGGAGCGCCTGATAGCCGATGCGAAGCCCTGCAGCCGTCACCTTATCGGGCTGTCAATCAATCTGGACGCTAACGGCACGCTGCCGGTAGCCGTTGCCAGCTACAGCGGCGACGAGCTGACCGTTTATCCCTATACCCCTGAACTTATCAGCGTCGGCGGGCCGGGTTATTCCGGCGTGGCGGTGCATCTTATTGACCTGACGGAAGTGAGCGAATGACGACAAAATATTTTGCCCTGCTGACCAATCAGGGCGCGGCTAAGCTGGCGAACGCCGCCGCGCTCGGCACGAAAGTGAATATCACATCATTAGGCGTCGGAGATGGTGGCGGCACGCTGCCGACGCCTGACGCCGCACAAACAAAGCTCATCGGCGAGAAGCGCCGCGCGCAGCTTAATTCGCTGACCGTTGATGTGGCCAACAGCAGCCAGATTATTGCGGAGCAGATTATCCCCGAAAGCGAAGGCGGTTTCTGGATTCGTGAGATCGGCCTGTACGACGCTGATGGCGTGCTGATTGCCGTTGCTAACTGCCCGGAGACTTACAAGCCTCAGCTGGCCGAAGGCAGCGGCCGGACGCAGACCGTGCGCATGATTTTAATCGTGAACAGCGCCAGCGCTGTAACGCTGAAGATTGATCCGGCCGTTGTGCTGGCAACGCGCCAGTACGTCGATAATGCAACGATTGAAGTCAAAGCCTATGCCGATGACCTGATGGCAAAGCATGTCGCCGCAGCCGATCCGCATAAACAGTACGCGCCCAAAGACAGCCCGGTATTTACCGGCGCGCCAAAAGCGCCGACGCCCGCTGCGGGCAACAGCTCTACGCTTCTGGCTACAACGGCCTTTGTGCAGGCGGCAATCGCGCAGCTGGTTGCCTCTTCCCCGGAGGCGCTGGACACGCTGAATGAGCTGGCGGCGGCGCTGGGTAACGATCCGAATTTTTCGGCAACGATGATGAATCAGCTGGCGGCGCGCGCGCTGCTTGCGGGTAACGTTAATCAGCAGTTTTCCGTTAAAGACGCCACCGCAGACGGCCATGCGATGAATCGCGGGCAGGTAAATACCCTGCTGGCGCAAAAAGCGGCTATTAACGGTAATGCGAATCAGGATTTTCAGGTCAGAAACTCCGGAGAAACTAACAGCGCGGTCAGCAATGCCCGGATGAGTTTCATGCTGGGAGGTTATGCATTTAAAGGGGGAGATGCAGGTCAGGGCTTTGCAGTGGCTGGCGGTAACGGTGCCAACAGCGCGGTTGCTTACTGGCAGTTTCAGTCTGGTACGAACGGAAATGGTGCGTGGACAAAGATGCCTGGCGGCGGTCAGTGGTGCCGACAGAACCTGAGCATACCCGCAAAAACCAATGTTATCTGGACATACCCGGCGGCGTTTCCGGCCGCGCCGGCCGTCTTTATCACGGGTATAAACGGTGATCCGGCCGTGTGGTCTACCGGTGTGGGGCCGGGTAATGCCGGTATCTATAACAACAATGATTCAGCACTTAACGTTAACCTTCTGGCAATCTGGTGATAAAAATGAGCGAAGACAAAGCAGGCATTGTTGAGGGATCCGGCACGGAGCCGGTTGCAGCTTACGAAAGCCGTTATTTTGTGGCGGTCAATGAGCGGCTTTACGTTGATGCGATGCTGATTGCTTTCACGCAGTCGGATGCTGACAGCTACGCTGCGCAGGGCCTGGCCGAATTGAGTCAGGCAGAATTTGAGTCCGTCGGGCCTGACTGCCAGCTGATCAGGGGCAGGGTTGTTAAAGGGCCGCCGCTTGTGCCCGTGCTGAGCGAGGAAGCCAGCAGGGCTATCCTGTCAGCCCGCATCCGGGATGCGAGCGAAAAAATACAGATGCTTACCGATGCAGCTGAGCTGGATATGGCGCAGGAGGGAGATAGCGAACGCCTGACGGCCTGGAAAAAATACCGTGTCAGTCTGAGCCAGAGCGACATTTCAGCGCCGCTGAGTGACTGGCTCGTTTCGCCCGACTGAGCCCCGGTAACGGGGCTTACTTTTATTCTTTTATGCCGTATGCCAAATGTTTGTAAACGAAAGCATGTTTGGCTCTACGCATGATGTTGACGCAAAATCCTTCCTGCTGAACATGCGGCTATAATTACTGATGCTAAAGTCATTCTCAGAGAAATAGACAATAAAAGGAGTCGGTTGTAGACCGGATTCAATCGTATCAAGCAACACGGCTCCTTGAAGTGCATTGTTATACTGCGCTAACGTATATATATACTGATAATATTGAAATGGAAGCTACAATAATCGAAACGCGCTTAATCCATGTGTTTAAACTTACTCCTTTATTTTTGTATTCAATAACTTCACTTAATGCCGTGTTATACTGATCATTTAAGATGCTCTGTATATTGTTAATGTTGAGCTGACCTGCAGCGCTAGTTAAATAGGAGTTGAGTATATTTCGACCTCTCACTTCAGTTATAATATTTGAAGGCATGTTCATCATTGCTAGTTTGAATGTTTGATAATTAGATTCCACGATCAACTCTACAAGACCGTCCTCATTTAGAAACTCTTTTATTTGGACAATGGGCTCTATTATTTTAGTTATATCGCCATTCTCCAAGGGAGTCGAACTCCCTATCTTCGCATATGCCGCAGTGATTGCGTCAGAAGATTTGTTAATCAAGGGAGATATAAAAGACATTTTCGCTCGTGCCTCAGTAATCCTTAAGTTTAAAAGCCCCCAGAAAAAGACGAGTATAGCTGCAAGTGGTGGTAGAATTGACTTTATAGTATCGGCAACTGTTTTTTCCATATAAGGTTTGAAAAGGGTGTTGCTTATATGGATTAATGTATTGTTTATTTCTAATAGCCTATAATTTAAATTTTCATTTTCGTAAACCGTTCTTTGCACGGGAGTTGCTGCAACTGTGGAACTCGAAATAGGAGTAGAAGTAGGTATATCCTTAAATCTCATATAATTTATGCTATTTTGCAGCGCAATAATTTGTAATTTTAAGTTATAAATCTCTTTCATGTTAGCATCTTGCTTCACCTGGAATATGTTTCTTATTCCATCATACAATTCCTCAAGCGATCTATTTTCTTTTGCTTGTGCACTTCCGCTTTCGGATACGGGAATTTTATTTGTAATTACAGTGCTACTGGAACTAGTAGGGTATGTGCACCCTGTCATGAAAAATAAAATAAAAACCACGAATCTGCGCATTTTTCTTTCCTTGAATTAAAAGACGAAATTATCGACTGCTGGGGGTCAACTTAGTGTGCAGTTATGTTAATGGATTTAATTTTTTTTGAAAGGAAAGTGTGATTAAAAAGACCAGGGGCTCTGGCACTACCTTAAAGCTGTTTGATGACATCTGAGCAAACAAGCCAAAGCTGCATCTATTAGAAAGTAACAGCAATCTAGGCACACCCTCAAAACGGAGTGCATCAGATGTCTGATTATCATCATGGTGTCCGCGTCGTCGAAGTCAACGACGGCACGCGCACCATTTCAACAGTATCAACCGCAATCGTCGGCATGGTCTGCACCGCACAGGATGCGGATGCGGCAACCTTTCCGCTCAATACGCCGGTACTTATCACTAATGTGCAGCGCGCAGTCGGTAAGGCAGGCAAAAAAGGCACGCTTGCCGCCGCACTGCAGGCCATTGCCGACCAGTCAAAACCCGTGACCGTCGTCGTGCGCGTGGCTGAAGGTGCCGACGAAGCCGAAACTATTTCCAATATCATCGGCGGCACGGATGAAAAAGGCCAGTACACCGGCATGAAAGCGCTGCTAGCCGCGCAGACCCAGCTAGACGTGAAGCCGCGCATCCTCGGCGTGCCGGGCCTCGATTCACTGGAAGTGGCGACCGCGCTTGCCAGCATCGCGCAGCAGCTGCGCGCCTTTGCCTATGTCTCGGCATGGGGATGTAAAACCATTTCCGAGGCCCGCCTGTATCGTCAGAACTTCAGCCAGCGTGAGCTGATGGTTATCTGGCCGGACTTTCTCGCATGGAATACTGCGACCAGCAAATCTGATACCGCCTTTGCGACCGCCCGCGCGCTGGGCCTGCGTGCCAAAATCGATAACGACACGGGCTGGCATAAAACCCTGTCTAACGTCGGCGTCAATAACGTGACCGGCATTTCCGCATCAGTGTTCTGGGATCTGCAGCAGACCGGCACCGACGCTGACCTGCTCAACGAGGCCGACGTTACGACGCTGATCCGTAAAGACGGTTTCCGCTTCTGGGGCAACCGTACCTGCAGCGATGATCCGCTGTTTCAGTTCGAGAACTACACCCGCACGGCGCAGGTGCTGGCCGACACGATGGCCGAGGCGCATATGTGGGCGGTTGATAAGCCGCTGACGCCGGTTCTGGTGCGAGAGATTATCGCAGGCATTAACGCTAAATTCCGCGAGCTGGTGAGCGCCGGTTATCTGCTGGGTGCATCCGCCTGGTATGACGAAAGCGCCAACGACAAAGACAGCCTGAAGGCGGGCAAGCTCTTTATCGACTACGACTATACGCCGGTTCCGCCGCTGGAAGACCTGACGCTGCGCCAGCGCATTTCCGACAAATATCTGGCGAACTTCGCCGCATCCTTAAACAGCTGAGGAGCCGGATAAATGGCACTGCCACGCAAACTGAAGGGCATGAACCTTTTCAACAACGCCAACAGCTATCAGGGCGTCGTCACCGCCGTCACCCTGCCGAAGCTGGCGCGCAAGCTCGACCCGTTCCGCGCGGGCGGCATGAGCGGCGCGGCCTTTATCGATAACGGCCTGGAAGATGACGCGCTTGATATGGAGTGGAGTATCGGCGGCATTGATGAGCTGGTACTCACGCAGTGGGGAGCCTCCGACATTCCCCTGCGCTTTACCGGCTCTTACCAGCGCGACGATACCGGCGAGGAAATCGCGGTAGAGATTGAGGTGCGCGGTAAGCATCAGTCGTTTGATTTCGGCGAGGCCAAACAGGGTGAAGACTCGGAAACCAAAATCACCTCAAAGAACACCTATTACAAGCTGACCTTTAACGGCAAGGAGCTGATCGAAATCGACACCATCAACATGGTGGAGAAGGTTAACGGCACTGACCGCCTTGAGCAGCGCCGTAAAAACCTCGGCCTGGTATAAACCCTGACGCCAGCGCCCGCCGCTGGCGTTACCTGACTACAGTGAACAGAGAACAATCATGGAAAAGAAAGATAACATTGTTGAGTTTGAAACCCCGCTGCTGCGCGGCGAAACCGAAATCAAAAGCGTGGAGCTGATTAAGCCGACCGCCGGAAGCCTGCGCGGCGTGCGCCTGGCCGATCTGTGCCAGTCGGATGTTGACGCGCTGCTGACCGTGCTGCCGCGCATTACCCTGCCAGCGCTGACAAAGGCTGAATGTAACGCCCTCGATCCGGTAGACCTGATTGCGCTGGGCGGAAAGGTGATCGGTTTTTTGCAGTCGAAGTCGGACGAATAGACTGGCCGCACGGCCTGACGGTTAATGACCTGATGGCCGACATTGCCACGATATTTCACTGGCAACCTTCCGAGATGTACGACATGCCGCTGGCCGAGCTGATGGACTGGCGGCATAAAGCCTTTATCCGCAGCGGAGCGAACCCCGATGAGCAATAACCTCAAGATGCAGGTGCTGCTGAATGCGGTAGATAAAGCCTCACGCCCCTTCAAAGCCGTGCAGACTGCCGCTAAAAATTTGTCGTCTGACATTCGCCAGACACAATCAACGATTAAGGAGCTGGACGCGCAGGCCGGAAAAATTGACGGCTTCCGCAAGGCCAGCGCGCAGCTGGCCGTCACGCAGCAGAGCCTCAAGGACGCGAAGCAGGAAGCGGCAGCGCTGGCCGTGCAGTTTAAAAACACGGAGCGCCCGACGACACAGCAGGCCCGCGCACTTGAAAAGGCCCGGCAGGCGGCGGCTGAACTGCAGGCGAAGTCCAACAGCTTGCGCCTGTCGGTGCAGCAGCAGCGCGAGGCGCTTAACGCGGCGGGGATTTCCACTAAAAGCCTGAGCAGTGAGCAGCAGCGACTGAGAACCACTTCAGCGCAGGCAACCGTCAGCCTGAGCCGACAGAAGATGGAGCTGCAGCGGCTGAATGCGCAGCAGGAACGGCTGAACCAGACCAGCGAGCGTTACCGCAAAGGCCAGGAGCTGTCGGGTAAGGTGCGGAATGTGGGCGCGGCCGGTATCGGTGCGGCAACGGTCGGCGGCATGGCGGCAACCTC